ATACAACTTTGGGAATCTGTCTAGGTTCTCCTGTTAATGGGCCACCTTGTATAGCTGCATCAATAGGTAATGTTTTGATTGTAGGTGTAAATGCGTAACCAATATAGGCTTGTGTTATACCACTCTTAACTGTTGAAGCATCTATCTGTCCACCTGATATAGTAAACTCACCAAGATAGTCATTGCCATTTGTAGCCTTTACCACAGCATCATTAGCAAAATGTGATGTAGCTAATCCTGTAAACACACTAGCAGTTCCTGTAAAACTATCACAGAAATCCATAGGCATATCATCTTGAAACTCTTCTAAGAAATACTTGGTTGTTCCTGATCCATCATCTCTAGCTGCAACAACAAATAATCTTTCATGTACAGAACATATACTATGCCATGTGCCTTGAGTATTCCACAATGCCCAACCTGCTTTCTGATCTCCTCTTACAGAATAAAACACAGCCAATGTACCATCGGTATTTACCAAAAAGGCATATGATTCACTTCTGTTTAATGCACCTTTAATAGATGTTATTTGTACTGGATCTATAATTAAATGTGGTGCAAGTCCTGATACAGCAACAGATGTATAAGCTGCCTCTGCATCTGTAAATAAAAACTCCCTCAATGCACTGCCAGTTTTCTGTATAAATAAAGTAGCACCATCAAACACAGTAGGTCTTACATAAGATGCACCATATGGTGTCTGTCTTCTTATCTGAGCATTAGATGGTGTAACTGGTTTATCTACTGGTGCTTGTACAAATAACTCTGCACCTGTGGTAAATACCTGTAGATCTCTGTTAGATACTAAATGTCTTATAGTAAATATTTCACCTACGTTTGCAGTCAGGTCTAACGCATCACCATCTTCTGCATCACCTATATCAAAGTTATAATACTGCCCAGACTTACTACCCCATATTCCATCAGGTTGTGCTAATGTGCCACCAAACCATAATCTATTTTGATGAAATGTAACTGCAGCAGGATATCCTCTTATTGCAGAATAACTTTGCTCTTGCCATTCAGAAGTAGCTGCACCTGTAATAATTCTTGGTGTTCCTCCACCAATAGCACTAGATGTAGCTGTATGACTTGAGGCAAACTCATATGTATTCTCATCTATTACTGTAATAGTATGTGTTCCATTTATTTGTGCAGCACTTGCTCCACCTAATGATCCTGCTCTTTCTATAGTTATACTAGCACCTGTAGCAAGTCCATGTAATGCATGGGTTACTTGTATAACACTTGTGCTTTCTATTGTTTTTAAAGAATCTATAGGAAGCTGTACTTGTAATATTCCGTTAATAGTAGCTGTTACAGTAGTGGCATTTGTATATGCAGTTATTCTACATCTTGTTTCACCAATTAATAAATCAACACCTACATGATTTGATGTAAAGTAATCTTCAGAAGTAGTTAAGGTAACCCCACTACCAGTTGTTGCACTTGCAGATATTGTTACACCCAGTGCATGAAAAGAAAAATATGGTTGATATATATTATTAGCATCCCTTGATTGGTCAAAAGCAAATGTTTCTACAACAAATGTAGTAAGACCTGTCCTTACTAAAGTTCTAATCATAAATGTTTGATGAGCAATAAACATTACATCACCTTGCTGTGCAAAAGTAATCTCTTCAAGATAAGGTGCTGCTGTTGTATTTACTAACCATGTTTGACCAGTAATAGTTTGTATAGAAGATATATTCCCAGTAGTAGGATTAATCTGAAATATCTCTATTCTTTCATTACTAAATGCTATTATATATTTTTCATCATCCGAAAATATAAAAGGTTCTATTCTTACTGACTGTCTTAAAGACGAAGAATGTGCAGGGTTACTTCCAAAGTTTGCCCATCTTTTTGTGCCAGTTCTTTTCTTTAATCCACCCTCAGACCTAATAAAAAAGTTTCTTACTTGCTCTGCAGCATTAGTATAAACCTTTGTATCAGTTCTTGATGTCAATGCAGGGCTTACCTCTCCAAACTGAAAGTTATTTAATGGCACTCTTATTCTAGCCATTTAACTTCTCCTATTGGTTATAAACCTTGATGTAGATAATTTTCTTGTTGTTTGTTGTTGTGAATCAAGATTTCTTGCTTTAGCCATAAGTAATTGACCTTTGGCTTCCATAACTTGCATCAATCCATCATCTCTTGCTATTGATGTAGCAAATATAGAAGCTAATGCATATTCCACTGCTAACGAAAAGTAGCTTGGCCATGTGTCTTCTGTAGCTCTAAAAGTATAGTCAGCAATTAATACATCTTGTGTAGTAGAATCTGAGAATACTTTATCTCCATAAACTGTATATTCTATTAATCTATCATTAGTAGTTATACCATGAAGTATTAAAAGATTACTTGGTAACTGATGTGCAATATCAAATCTACCTGTAGGAACTTCTGTTAATTGATTTAACACTGCTTGCTCTGTTGCAAATCGCCATCTTGCTGATGATAAGGTTGCCCTAACTGTATCTTCATACATATTAGATGCAACTAAGGCTTCAGTACTTGCAGTATCAAAAGATGTAATAGGCTCTGAACCTATAAGAACCAATGCTCTTGATGCTATATCTATTGATGAATTTGCTGCAGTACTTGTCATATAAGATAAGGGGGATTTCTCCCCCTCCCTTTATTTAGATTTAGTCACTATCAGTAGCAGTTATTGCAACACCATTGACTATGTCAACTGTGCTACCATCATTCGCATTAACATATGAATGTGATACAACAGGTGTTCCACCAGTTGCTGTAATGCAAAGTATTACATCATTTACATTCAACATATTAGCTGCGTTATTGAAATAACCTGCTCCGTCAATAGTACCTTGAGCTTCTGTAGTTGAATAATACCAAAGGTTTTGACCTGAGCCACCACCGATACGTATTAAATTAGCTGCTTCAAATGCCATGATCTATCTCCTTATGAGTTGTTGTCAAGGACTTCATAGATACCATTGTCATCTATAACAACAGCACCCATTGACATCATTGAGGTTGCTAAGTGAGAAACTTTCTCAGGCACATAATTTAACTCAGTAGTTACATCTGCACCGATACCTAGACCCACTGAAGAAGTGTGGTAACCTATGTTCTTACCTGCAGTAACTGCACTAGTTGAGAATACTTTAAATCCCAAGAACTCTTTCATAGACATTCCACCTGCGTAAGGTAGATTTTGCTCTCCAACAAAGTCAGATGAAGCAAACTCTGTGATGAGGAATAAGTCAGCATATCCTTTAGGATTCATAGCTAAATATCTTCCACCATCTTCAGGAACATCTGCAGCACCCATTGTCTCAAATAATGATAACAAGTCTGCTTTTTCTAAAGCTGAACCTGTGTCATGTATTTGTGTTGCATTTGCACCTGCATCCATTGCAGTGATAAGTAACTCATCAGTCTTACGACCTAGAGCAGCAGCAGCAGATTGTGCTACAGCTTGTCTTTCGTCTATGTTGGTCTTTAACTCATCCAATTTGTCAATGTATTCTGCAGCATAATAGTCTGAGAGTGTTACATCAACTGTGGTGTGAGTTAGTTCCATTGGTGTAATCATACCATTTCTTGATTTAGTTGAGGCAGAACCAGTACCAATCTTCTGAAAACGTACTGTGCTTCCATTCACATTGCTTACAGTACGGACAGTATTTCTTAATTTACTACCCATTCTTTGATAAGCTAGATGAACTTCGGTTTCAAACTGCCTAATAAAGGCTGTATCGATTGTATTAGCCATAATTAGATCTCCTGTTTAAAATTAAAATTACTCTTTTCCAGTTATCCGTCTTCAGCTTCGTCTGGTTGTCCGTTTGGGCCATCAGCTTTTAACAGGCTGTTCTTTATCCTTTATCAAAAATTTATCGTCTTTGCAACGTATAAATCTTAAAACCTGATAACCATTAATCATTACTGGCTCTTGTAGGATAGTAAAACCCAAAAAATCCAACCAATCTATAGTCCTTATATGGTCTGCAGGTACTACATTTTCTAACTGATAGTATTGTTTTTGAAAATAATCTACGACTTTTTTACTCCAAAAAAGAAACTTTCTTGAATGATCTTCAATAGAATATGTTCCTAATGCCCATATCTTTCCAATCATATGCTCATAAACTGGTGTTACACCAAACATCATAGCAGGTTTACCATCAAGTATTACTGTATAAGTTTCAGCTTTATGTTCCCTAAAACCTGCCATCAATGCACGAAAGGGAGTAGCACCATGTATCATGCACTCCCTTACATCTGTATCCCTTAAATTATCCTGTAAATAATTTATGTGAGATATATGTGCTTCTACAATGGATTGCCCACTGTAGATGCCACTACCCATAAAGTTTTTTAAAGTCATTATTCACCTGATCTACAAAGCCTCTATCTCTTCTAGCAGGATCATAATAACGTGGATCTCTCATTCTAGCCTCAACATCTTCTTGGGTCAGACCTGCAGGAACAGTAGCTTGATTTGAAATTGTAGTACTCTGCATTTGTTTCTGTATATATTCTACAGCCTTGATGCCTTCTGCAGATGTACCTAGTTGTGCTATTGCATCTTGCATTTCTGTTGGGAAAAACTTTTGCATAAAGAGTTGAGCAGACTCTACTCTTTGATTAGCATTGTCACCAAGTTCTCGTTTTATTTCTTCTAAGTTAGGTTGCTGTGCTTCTTGATATTCAGCAAACTTATTAACCCAATGAGAAAACTCTTCTTGTGAGTATCCGTTTTCCCATGCATACTCAGCCCATTCTTTTAATAATGGATTGGTTGCAGCTTCTTCTTCGCTTAATACCTCTGGTATTTGGTAGTCACCTGCACTAGCAGGTCTTTGTGAGAAGGCTTCTTCTTCTAACTTTTCCTGCAATCTTTTTTCTATCTCCTCTTCTTTCTGTCCTATCTTTGATGATAACTCAGAATAAGATTTAGCTAGATCTTCAGGTGTCTGAAACTTTTCAGGTAACCATTCAGGTCTTGTATTGGTTTCTGCTACAGTCTCCGTAGGCGAGG